CCCGCCACACCGAGGGAATTACGCTTGTGCTGCTTTGCTGTGGCGGTCCTGCTGGTCAAGTTCCATGAGCATTTTTACAAGGGAATCCATATTCCGGGCAATGCTGGTAATGGAATCGTCAACAGCCTTTTGTAAGGCTTCCTGGTAGCAATAACGGGCAAGGAAAGTCTTAGCGCTGCTGCTGTTCTGCAAGTCCATTCTTTCCCCATCGGAGAACTCCCAGAAAACATAGGACAGATCTTGCAGGCTGCTTAAAGCAATTTGAATATCCTGTGCGAAATTGCTTGCATTGGTAATAGCTGTATTCATGATTTTATCCTTTCTCTTGACGCTTTGCGCCAGTTCATGTATAATTTGGGTGTGCTGATTCATGTTGCGTACTGTCCGTTCAGTACGTTGAACCTCTTTCTGCATCCCCTGAGCGCTTGGGCGGCGTTCAGGGGGCTTTTTTAGGCTTCAAGGGGCTGCACCTGAGAAGCACCGAAGAACGAGAGAATCCGCTTGCCGCTCTTGGTGGCGGGGTCACTCACGGAAGCCTGATACAGGGCCTTGCTCTCGTGGACGACTTCATAGCCCAGCTCTTTCCAGCCGTACCAGGTGTGGGTCTCCTCGGTGATCTCGGTGGCTGCCTTGGCGGTGTTCTGGGTCTTGGCATTGGCCCAGGCCATCCGCAGGGCCAGAGAGAAGGAAGAAACGCCCTTGCGGAAGAACTTCCATGCGGCTCTCATAATGCTGCTCAAACTGTACTTTTTCATGTTGCTGCCTCCTGAATTTTGTTTGCCGTCTCTCCGTGCTGTCACCGTTCCGAAACCGTTTATTCTAGGGTCGAGCGATACGGTTTAGCTTGCGCTCCCTCTCTGTATGTCTGTATTATAGCTTATATTGCGCAATATATCAACTTGGGATATTACACAATATATTGCGTAATATTTTGTGATTTTTATGTATTGCGCAATATTGAAAACTGTGATACAATAGGAGCACAATGGAGAAGGTGTGCAGTAACGGCTGCGGCCGCTCCAATATTTACAGTTTGGAGGTAGGAGAGATGGCCGGAAATTCAGAATACAGGAATAAATGGATTTCGGAGAAACTGGATCGTGTTAATCTGACAATGCCCAAAGGGCAAAAGGAAACAATCAAGGCCCACGCAGGGGCCCAGGGAGAGAGCCTAAACGCCTTTATCAATCGGGCAATCACGGAGACCATGGAGCGGGATGGAGCCGCCACAGAGGACTAGGGACGGGAAGAAGGAAAAAGAATGGCGCAGGAAATAGGTGTACTGTCTGAGCGGGTGGTTTCCCTTCTGAGGCTTTCCCTACAGCCGGGGCAGCCGATTTATTTAGGCCAAAGCAATATAGCCCATATGCTGAACCGCCACCCGGAGGATTATGCCAGGTACGGCCAATACATACCAGCGATCCTGTCGGCTCCTGACTATGTGGGTGAGAACCCCACGGACGGCTCCATTGAGTATGTGAAAGATTTCCAGATCAATGGTGAATTTGTGAAGGTGGCGGTTCGCCTGTCTGGGGGTGGGCTGCTGTATGCCCGTTCCCTTTATGTGCTGAATCACAATCGGGTGATAAACTTTATTCAAAAGGGAACGCTGAAAAGGGTTTGACAATTTTCGCCCTTTGGGCTATAATATAATTACCAAAGAGGATTAGAGGACGGAACGGGCAGCCGTCGCCCTTGTTAGGAGATGTGGGAGTGTCGCCCCACCTAATTCTCGGAGCGCTGGCGGGTCACTTCGGTGGCCCGCTTTTCGCATAGAAAGCGCCCCAGGCTGTGAGGCCCAGGGCGCTGCTGTGGCGGGCCTTAAAGTGGTCGATTTCGACCACTTTACTCAATATCCGATGAATCATCATCGTCCGAGTAGTTGGGCCAGTTCTTGGCATTTTTGAAAATCGTATTAGATTCATAGCTGACTTCAAAGAGCGGCACATGGTAGCCTAGATGGTCTTTGAATAGCTCTCTATTCGCATCATCCAGTGCGTTGTATGCCGGGAAAATCTGATTGTCCCATGTCTGCTCGTCTATTTTTTGGAAGCAATGCGGGCATTCTCTGGCCTTCTTGTACCGGCTATGAAGATCCCGGTGGTAAACTTCCCATGTTCCGCCACAATAGTAGCACTTGATTCGTAAATAGCTCATATGTATAAGTTCCTCCTTATGCGCTCTGGCCCTTGCGGTGATAGATTTCCCTATCCAGGGCATAGGCCAGGCTGTCAATACTGTGGTTGTCTTTGTCTGGTAGACGGCTTAGAATGTTGCCGTCCTTATCCTTCTCGTACTCGTAGTTTGCAAGTTCCCTTGCAGCGTTGGGCGTTCTGGCTGGGTCTACGACAATGCGCTTGTGCTGCAACCACTTCACCCGGTATTCTACACATCCCGGCTCCTTGTGGCAGGCCAGGGCTTTTTTGATTCCGCTGTCC